TAAATCTAAATCAAATAACTGAGATGTAGTCCAAGGACAACTGGTTATAGTTTGTAGTAGTGTGCCATTGGTAGAATAAAATTTAACTGCTGTGTTTTGAAATGCGACAATGTACTCTTGCCCTTGAGAGAATACAAATGATTCTAATCTTGATTGACCACCAAGGTTTGCTCGATAAGCAGATCCACATCTTCTTTCAACACCACCTTGGTTAATAGGGATAACGTTTCTAGCTTTCTTTAATCCAGCACCATAAGCTTGTAAGTCTGTCCTAGATACCATATTAGGATCTAACTCACCTCTTAGAAAACTGGATTGATGTATTCTTTGCAAAGCCATATGTTATCCTATGGAGATGTTGCAGTAATATCATTCAATGCTGATCTGTTCCTAACATTTCTAAATCTATCTACATTAGCACGTCTTGTTGTCTGTGCTTGTGAATCAATTGATTTGGCTTGTTGTAATTGTGCTACTGCTCTTTGTGCATACAGATTAGCCAGTTGATCATTTCTAGCTATAGCACCAGCAAACAAAGATGCTAGTTCGAAAACTAGCACCTTTGCGAAGTAAGGGGGAAAGATACTTTCACTTGGTTGGAAGGTATAATCAGCTATTACAGTATCACTGGTTGATGTGTTTGTAAATATATTTTGCTCATATCTATCATAATTAATTACACTATCTGATACAGTTACTGTGTGGAGTATTAATGCATCAGAAGGTAAAGCATATGAAGCTTCATATCTTGCGTCTGGATTTGTTGTGTTTTTACTTAGTTGTACTTGTTTGGAAGCAAATCTCCATCTGCATTTTGTTAGCAGATCTTCTAATGTTGTTTCATATAATTGATTTGCGACTATAGATTCTGTGGTGTTTTGGCTAAAACTAGTAATGGTATTAGCACCAACTAATACCAAAGCTTGATTACATATATCAAATTTACTTAATGCCATAGTGTCCTCATGGTGAGGGGGGCGAACCCCCCTCTAGTTGGTTATGTACCGTTAGTAACTGTAACAGTTGCCGCACCAGTAGCTGATGTAACAACTAAAACGTCTACTGCAGGTGTGCCACCAGTTGATGTAACAGCATTGATAATGTCAAACTGTTTCAATTCATTGGTTGCGTTGTTGAAGTAGCCAGATGCTATAACAGTCGCAATTGCGTCTGCTGAATCATAGTAGAAGATTCCATTAGCACCACCAGCAACTTTCTTTAAATTACTTGCAGAATAAGCCATTTGTTATCTCCTTTACTCTGTGATTTGTACTTTAATAGCACCGTTGTTATCAATCATAACTGCACCCATGGACATATATGATGTAACAAGGTTACTTACTTTTTCTGGGATGTAGTTAATTTCTGTTCTAATATCTGTACCCATGCCAAGTCCTACAGATGTTCTGTGGAACGCATGACATTCACGAGTTGTTGAAGATATTGATAGACCAGAATGTGTAAACCACATAAAGCCCAACCATCTTTTAGCTGTAAGACCACCAGCATATGGTAGATCAGCTTCACCTACGTATTCCATACGTGAGAACTGGTCAATTTGTAGAAGGTCTGCCCATCCTGCTGGAGATACAACGAAGTATCTTTGTCCATCATCAGGAACATCTCCTTCACCAAATGATTCATATACACTTAGTGCTTTTGCTAGTGTTAGTCCTGCAGATCCGTGAGCAATGTTGTTACTGTTTGTACCAGCATCTAGTACGTCAATAATAAGTTGGTCAGTTTTTCTACCTAGAGCGGCAGAAGCAGATGTTGCTAGAACTTGTCTTTCATCTATGTTTGTTTTCAATTCATCTAGTCTGTCGACATAGTCAGCAGCATAGAAGTCTGAAAGTGTAACGTCAACATTAGAATGGCTGATATCCATTGTTGGTACTTGTGCGTGTCTGCTTTTTGATACTGCACTACCTGTGCCAACTTTTTGGAAACGAGCCTGATTCCCAGTAACGTTAGATTGCCTTACTGTATTACGCAGTTTTGAACCCATACGTTGGTAAGCCATATGAACTTCGGCTTCAAACTGCTTAATAAAGGCATTACTAATTGTGGTAGCCATAATGCTCTCCTTTAAGTTAAAAGTTAAAAATCAAACAGTTATCCAACTTAGACTATATCGGTTGCCCATTTCGGACCTATTTCATCTAATATGGGCTGTGTACCATATTTGGTTACACTAGGTAACCTCTTATAGAAATACATTATTTTTACACCCTTGACAAGTGTATGTTGTGGTCTGAAGCTAAACCCTTGCCATTTTAACCATTTTATTGAGGTTTCGTTCTCTGAAATTATGTAATTTGATACATAAGAGTAGTGTTCTTCTAGGTAGGATAACCATCTTTTATTCTTTCTTAAGAAATCTAAATAGTGTTCTTCGATTAAATCAGACGCAAGAAACCATATTCTACCAATTGATTCGTTGCGTGCTATAGGCATAACACCAAAGATACCGACAACATCACTTTGTTTTGTGAAGATTGTATAAGTATGGATGTTTTTGAGTTTGCTTCTGAAAGGAATCATCAAGGATTGTAGGGGATCTAATCCCCAAAGTGCAATCTCATACTTATCAATCTGTCGGATCTTTGGTGCTAATTCCCAACAGTGATCTGGTACTGTCTTTTCAACAAATAAGCTTATCGGTATAACCTTGAATAAGCATCATCAACTCTCCTAACAAAAGCTGGATCTCTTTCTTTAGGATCGTAGTACCTTCGATCAGCCATCATAGCCCTCAAATCTTCAGCAGTTAATGGTCGTTCTGGCTGTGCAACATCATTAGCTCTGCTAATAGTTTGCCTTTGTGTTTCCATCATTCTTTCTAAAGCTTCTACACCCTCAGCAGTTGCACCTAATGTACTAGCAACAGCTTCATATTCTTCTGGTGAAAAGAAAGATGATGCCCAGCTATTAACAGCTTCTAATCTTGCATCAGCATTTTCGCCTAACTTACCACGTTCTGTTTCTATATCTGGCATATTACCTAAGTAACTGTCAATATATTTATTAATGCCTTCTTCAAATATTTCTTGTGAGTAAGCATTTTCATCACAATGTTGTCGCCACCAATCTGTCATAGGGTTAGCTTCAAGCATTTCCTCATTAACACCTTCTGGTAATTTAGGTAGCTCATAGCTTTCTGGCTTTTCAGAATCAGCTTCTTCTGACAATTCATTGATAATTACTTCACGTAATTCATCTTTCTTGCCACCAACATACTTCTCAAGGTTGGTATATGCCTTACTAAATTCTTCCATGTTTACTTGACCAGCATCTGAGTTCCAAAATTTCTCTGGAATATAATCTGGTCTTGATACAGGATCTGTAGTAGTAGGTGCAGAATCTTCAACTGATGCAGATTCTTCTACTTGGTTATCCATTGTTTCATTTTCGTTCATGCTTTTTTATCCTTTACTATTTGTTGACTTTTACCTTTGTTAATTCTTCTTTGAATTAATCCGACAATATATCTTTGCCCTTCTAAATGCATTAGATGTTGTTGCTCAATATTAGGACCACCTACTGTTTCTATGCTAATAGAACGCAGGTATTCTAACACTTTTAAGCCAGTTGGACTACTAAATGCAACAGCAAACGAATCATTTAACTGTTGCTCATCTAGTGCATCTCTTTCAATATTATCTAATCCAATAAGTCTATTTGTTTTTTGTTCCATCTACCTCTCCGTATTCTTTAATTAATATTGCGTGCAAAAACCAGATTGCCTTCTTTATGTCCTCTGCTCCGTTTTTTTCCCTATGTCTAACTATATACTTGATAGCTGATGCATCTGGGTAGGGCATCTCACGAACAAAGTCATATGTCTGTAGTTTGTTACCACAAGAACACACACCCTTTTGGTAGTAAGATGGATTAATCCTATCTTCTGTCATACTATTTCCTTTATCCAGTTTCCATTACTGTCGAGTACCATTGGCAACAGTCTTGGAATACCATTGATTATAATTCCACAGCCTAATACAAATCTTGTAGAAAAGTTTTTAGCATAGCTAAATGCCATAGACTTTTGATTGATTAGACAGCCTACGTTCATTCCCCAATACAAATCATCTGGGTTAGCCCAATAGCTAATACAGAACTTTGTATGGTAATGACCTTGCACTGCTGACATTCCCATGGTTTGAGAAACCTTTAGTACATCAGCAGATTTACCATGAGTAAAGTGTACTCTCTTGCCATTACTCATTTTAAGTGTAAGATCATCTACCCATTTCCATTTCTTAGTGCCTAGGAAATCTCCATAAGGTCTTAGGAATTGTGCAGACATTCCATACTTAATTGCTCGTCTATATACCAAACTACTATGGTTACTGTGTACTTCAGTAACATCTGGGAATATAGATTCTAATTCTTTAATATATCCTTTTGCTAAATTTAATTCATCACCAGCAGATGGTAGATCTGGATTATGTTCATGCATAGATATTGCATGGAAGTCTAATAGATCTCCAATATTAACAACTGTATCTGGTTTAAATTGTTTTTTTATTTCTTTAAGAAATTCAAAAGAATCTTTGTGATGATAAGGGATATGTAAATCACTTATAACAAGAACGCATTTATGCATAATAAACTCCTCTAATTGCGTTTAGGCAATTAGGTTTGCTCTGGTGGTAGTCCTTGCTGTTGAGATAGTTGCTGTAACTGGTATGCCGCTTCCCTCATTTCTTCCTCAGAACGTATTAGTTCCTCTGGAACACCAAGTTTTTTTGCTACAAATTTAGCAACTTCATCTTGCTTAACCAAGATGTTCAAAAGTTCTGGTCCTACCCTCATTTGAATCATACCTAAGAACCTATCAATAGTTGCAACATCCTGTTGATGCTGGGCTTGTGCCAATGGTGAAGATGATCTTATCTTAATC